TCATCCGAATAGTCCTGCCTGAACACCTCTTCTTTCTGGAATTCCCTCTGGCCAGGTGCCGTAGATCAGTTCGGTACTGTTGCTGCGATTTTCGGTACCACCGACTGTGTATTGATAATCGACTTCCACTACCGGCATGTCTTTGAACAACTCACGAATCTCGGGGTGAGCGTTGATGCTGATGATCATCTGACCTTGGATGGTTCGGGCGAATTGCTCGAGCTTTTCATATTCTTCCCACTCAAATTTTACTCCGTAGCCTTCGGTTTCCCAGTATGGCGGATCGCAGTAGAAGAGGGTATGCGGGCGATCGTACTTTTCGACGACCTTATCCCAAGACAGATGCTCGATTGTTGTCCCGGCCAGCCTGTAGTGGGCGTCGGCGAGATCCTGCTCCAGGGTGAAGATATTGAATCTAGGTCTGCTGGTTGTTGCGGTGCCGAAAGTCTGGCCGTCGACTTTGCCGCCGAAGGCGAGTTTTTGCAGGTAAAGAAACCTAGCTGCGCGTTGCACATCCGTCAGGGTTTCGGGTGGTATGATCTTCAGCCATTCCCAGTTTTGACGGCTGGTCAGGGTCCACTTGAACTGCTTGTAAAGTTCCTCGAGGTGATGTTTGACGATCCGGTAGAGGTTGATCAGATCGCCGTTGATGTCGTTGAGGACTTCAACCTCAGAGGGTTGCTTGAGAAAAAAGAGTGCTGCCGCTCCGCAGAAGGGCTCGACATAACACTGGTGATTGGGGAACAGCGGAAAGATATGGTCGGCAAGTTTACGCTTGCCGCCGATCCAGGGGACCAGGGGTTTCGCAGTCATAACGGTGAGCCTTTCGTTGTCGAGTTGATGACGTTGTGCTAGGCTCGCTCTGCCGTGATCACGGTGAGGGAGCCTTGGCTGGCTCACGGTACTAGCGACCGTGGGTTGGCGGCCGGGTGGCTGTTGGCTCAGTCGCCCGGTCGCTTCCTCTTCTTCTTTTCTATCCCTTCTGTCCTAAACCACCACCACAAGTCCGATCGTGTCTATTCTGCTGATATCTCCAGGGCTATGCCTGGCTTCGCTGACCTGTCCGATCTTGTTGCCGTCCCAACCGAGCGCGATGGCGTCGGCGAATTCGAGCTCGGCATGGTCAAGGAACACGTCGAACGTGTGGATCCAGCGGCGGGTGGCGTACCAGGTTAGATAGAAATCGCGCAGGCTGTCGGCCATGGTCTGGTCGGTGATAAAATCCATCAAGAATAGATCGGGCTGCTCGCGTTCGCCGTACTTGGTGATGCTGGTGGCGTCGGTGGCCTTGCTGATGCCGCGATAGGCGGAGTCGCTGCGGCCTTGGCTATAGTCGCGGTCGAAGAGCAGGTGGATCTTGTTGAGGATCTCGCTGCGCTCGACCTTGCGCCGGCTCCAGACCTTTTTGCCGCCATCGGCTTTAGGCATGGCGATGGTCTTGACGCTGGTCAGGTTGTCGGGGCGCAGGATCAGTTGCGGCTGGCCGTTGGTAATCTTAAACCAGCTGCGCAGTTGAAACGCCCAGCTATCGAGCCAGCCCAGCGCGGTCTGATATTCGGTGATAGCGCCGTTGAGGGCGTAGCCCGCGGGCAGGCTGCCCGATATCTGCAGCGCGGGGAAGCCGAGGGGCGCGAGCAGATCGTCAAACGCCTGCTGGATTGCGCGGGTGCGGGTGAGATTGACCAGCACGCTATCGCCGACCAGGGTGTTGGCGGTGCTGTTGCCTGACAGGGTGACGGTGCCGGTCTTGGCGACCGACCCGCTGCGAGAGGTCGTACCAGACTTGCTGGCACTGCCGGTCTTGCTGGCGCTGCCGACCTTGGTAGCACTGCCGGTCTTGCTGACGGTCCCGGTCTTGGAAACACCTGTCGATGCGTTAACTGTGCCGGTTAAATATTCAACCTCGATCCATATCTCCCAAATGCGCACCTGACCACCGACGCCGCCTTCAATGTAGATCTGCTTGCCGACCAGGCTCGGCCAGGTGGTTAGTGCTGACCAGGGCAGATAGGTGGTTTTTTTTGTCGCCGAGGCGGTGATTTCATAAAAGCCATTGTATTTGATCGGTTTGTTATAGGTCGGGTCTCCGCCGCTAACGACGACAAATCGATATCGGGTAGGGGTTCCGCCGACCGAAAACGGCGCGGTGCGCTTAAACGAGGTTGCAGTGTATGAGGCCTCGTTATTGACGATACCACCGCTATTCAGGTTGCCATCAATGACATAATCTGCCGAGATTAACCAGCTACCCGCTGGGGCAGAAATATCATCCAGAGGACAAACAACAGACACGGTACTTCCTGCGTGCTCATGGCCGGGGTCACTGGTATTGATCCCATCGCTCACCCCGATCCCGTCGCTGACGCCAATAGTATCGGAGACACTGATGGTATCGTTGACGGCAATGCCGTCGATGATTGCGAGCGCGTCGGCGACATCGATGCCATCGGCCACCAGCAGGTCGACCGCCTGGCTGACGGTGATATAGGCCGGCAGCACGATCACCGCCTGGCCTTCATAACCGGCCAGCTCGTTGCCGGGGTTGCCGGTGTAGCTGGTTGCGATGGCGGTGATATCGACCTCGGCTTCGCCAACGCGACCGAAGATCTTATCGAGGGAGTCGACCGGCACGGCGCTGGCCAGATAAACGAACTGGTTCTTGACCTGCCAGACGATAGCGCCGCGCATGTGGGTGACGGCGATAGTCGTGTTGTGCCCGCGAGTGACGGTCAGCTGATCGCCGGTGATGCCGTCGATACGGATCTGCTCATCATCGATCTGGACAACATCGAGAGCCGCCAAACCCTGGGCATCAGAGAACGCAAAACTGGTTGCCAGGGCGCTGATGCTATTGGGCAGGCTGGTCATGGCACCGGCATCGACCGCCAGCGCAGGGAGCTTGCGCACCGTGCCAAAGGGGATAGGGATCAGCTTGCCGACATCATCCGGATCGGCTTCGGAGTATACCGCGAGGTCGACCTTGGTGCCGACGTAACTGTCGAGCTTGATGGTTTCATCCTGCAGCACCAGGCGCACTTCGGTTTCATTGGGCAGCTCGACCTGGTCGACATAGAAACGGCGCATCTCTTGGGGCGGATCAGTGGCCGCGTTCAAGCCGCGAAACCACAGATAAAGGCTGACCGGGGAAGTTTCCAGATCGGTGCCAGTGGCGAGGGTTGCCATGTTGGGGCTGGCGGCTGGATCGACCAGCAGGGTCAGATCCAGATCGGCGACGCGGATCTCATTCAGCCCGCCGCTGATTGCTTCGCGCACCTCTCCCCAGGCCGAGATCCAGGGCAGGGTGGTGACGCCACCGTTCCAGTTAGCGATGGTGAAGATATCGTCGCTGATGTAGTAGTTGGAACCTCCGGTGGTCAGTTTTAAAATCCAGACAGGGCTGATGCCGGTTTTTTTGGCTAGTTCGGAGGCGAATGCGGCGGGGAAGTTTTTCATATCCCCTTAGACCTTCATTTCTGACTGCACAATACGACCTATATGGTCGGCGCGACCCAATAACTTATTGAACAGCGAGCCAGGCTCCTCTAGGTCAGTGCGGTCAATATACTGCCCTGAGTCGACGGCAGCAATCAGCCCCTCACATAGTGGAAGGTACGCATCAATTATTGGCTGGGGTATGACTTCCCCGCGCATAACTGGAGTCAGGACACGAATAGCAAGACGCTCGAGCATAGCCAGGCGTTTTGAGATATCAGCCAAGAGATCCTTATCGTCACCTACCTCTTCCGTGATCCGAACGCGAGCGCGCCCTTTACCTGCACCAGACTTTAGGGGGGCAGCCTCCAAGGGATCGATCTCGACATTTGGCCGGCGATCGGCCAAGCTTGTACCATCCAGGGGATCGAGCAAGTGGGGGTAGAGGGTCTCAAGCTCCAGGATCCTCTCATCCCTAATTGCGTCAGGACTGTAACCGAAAGCAAGGATCTCCCCGGTGTCATTATCCAAGGTATCTGCAACGTCAGGTAGACTTTCCTGCGACTCCAGCAGGCGGTATTCCTGCTCGGCATCGACGATCGGGGCCATGAACTTCCCTGTCAAGTAGCTCTCAACGAATGCGTTGATAACTGCCGTAGGCTTCCCCGCAGCAATCACCCGCTCAATGTCCTCTAAGGTTTTGAAGATCATTCGCCATCTCCTATAAAGTAGGGAAGTTCAAGCCGTTTCTGGCCGATCTTGATTGTCTGTCCATTATCGTCAGTTGTCGTGGACTCGTTGCTGACAACATCGAACTTGTTGTCATCGCCCCAGCCGTTGCCGTCCCATATCTGCCAAACTTTTGTGCCAGTATTATTTTGGACATACCCACCAACCAAATCATAATAAGCGAAGATAGCCGTTACTGACATAAGGCACTTAACCGCAAGACGGATAGCCCCCGTATGAACAAGGTAGAATGATCCGGCGGTGTAAGCGGTAGATACTGCACCGTCTGCATAAATAAACTCTATGGTGGTATCTAATGCCAAGTCCCACTTCATCTCCTTATACAGAGCTTGCAAGAACAGCTTGCCGTTCTCTCTGGTCAGGTAGGGGAGGACTTTGGTTGCGGGGTTAGAGGCATAAAGGTCAATCACACCATGAGTTAGTTCGTAGGGAGCAGTAGCGTAGAACGATGAATCCGACTCAAGCAGGAAATGATTAATTGTTTTGGTTGATATACGCCCAAGCCCCCCCGAACCAACTGCAACCTTATCAATAAGGTGCGGCAAAAGGTTGGATGCGATATCGCTATTGTTTCCGGCCCAAATATCATCGAAAGATAATACTTCTGCATTATTTGCTAACTCAAACGGAGAGGCTTCGGCTTCGTAGAAAACCATCATAATGGTATTTATTCCAATACCGATAGTTTGAATAGAATTAGTAGTTGCATTCCAGTATGTACTTATCCATGTCGGATAGCTTGTCCATGTTGCCCCCGAATCTGCTGAATGAAGAAAAAATAAAGGTGCAGACTTGGCCTTCTTACGCAACTTATATGTAAGTAATCCAGCAGTCGGAATTAAATTCTCCCCTTCTTCGCCAACCAGCAGAGCGTTACCCATGACTCCGTTCGCTTTCCAGCTTGCAGGGTAGTTCGCAGGGTCTCCGATAATGTCGCAGACGAGGTTGGTTTTTGAGGGAATAATAACGTCCTCAAAAATGACAAGAGTCCTTGTTGTTGTTTGGTCAAAATCCGATTGAACATCCCCATACTCAGCACTCAAATGGATGCTTCCTGCTGGGTCTGCGTACATAACCCTATAATAAGCCCCTGAGTTTCCTTCTACCATGCCAACTACAGAAGTCGAACTGGCCACGCCGTATATTTTAGAAACTACTCCAATAGCATTTACATAAGTAACTGTCCCTATCGTTGGAGTATAAATACCAAGAGGGTTTATAACATAGTCAACAACTTCTGAAATCTTCCTCCCCTTCTCCCACCCACGCATATCACCGGATACCAGCTTGTTAAATTCGCGCTCAAGTGTGCGAGTCAGGTCTTGCTTGTGGGCTGAGTTGCGCAGGTCGAGAACGTCAGACTCGTAGATTGCATCGTAGAATTTGCCGTCTGGACGACCTGATGCTGCACCAATGGTTGAACCATTACCAACAGTCGTAAAACAATCTGCGACAGAAGCCATTAGATCAGCAGAAGAATACCAAGGAAGAGCGTCACCGAACTTAGCGGCCCCGTTCGGATTAAACACCGGATGAAATGCGCCTTGATTCCTGCGCGAGACAAGAGCAATCTGGATAGCCACTGAATCTGTTGAGTTGTAAAGTCCTTTATCAACAGTGTCTAACGTATAGTTGTTGATTGTCGGTGCGGCGTTACTACCTTGTGAAAAAACAGAAGTGCTTGTTAAAGCGTAGTCAATTCCCAACCCCTCAACCACCCGAATCCGGCAGCGTACCTGAACCAGCCCACCATCGCTTGCGAGATAGCAGTTATTCTCAGGGTCAGCTACGAATAGTCTCTGGTTAGCCAGTGTCATGGTTGACCAGACAATACCCTTGCCTATCAGTGCCGATGACGCTTGCCAGTTGCCGAATAGGGAGTAGGTCCCAAATCCAATGAATGAGCCGTTAACAGTCGTCAGCCCTGTTGCTGGGTCTACTGCGAGCAGTGATTGAACATTACCTAAAGGATAAACAATGTCCTTATCGCTAATCTTCTCGTGCCATGTCTCAAGAAATACGAGGTCTTGACGTTCTGGCATAGTTGAAACAGCAGGGGCAGGTGGGAGTTCAATGTGCCAATCCTCAGTATTGTTACTTTGGTTCTCAAGGTTGAGAATAACCCCATTAACGTTAGTCAGTGGAAAATCTGTCTTGCTGGTTCCGTTGGCATCAGTAGAGAGAATATCCCTGCCAAGTCGGATAACGTTAGGTTGCCCCCAGCCAGTAGCCGGAGTCCACATACCTTTATTTACGGTACCTTCACCGGCTATCCCATGCTTTCCCCACTCCACAAAACCACTCCCGGCAAACTTGTCACGGTTCGCTGCGGCGAGTGCGTTAAATTGGGCTTCGGTCATGATGTTTAGCACGGTATCTGTGGCGGCCTTCAAGTTCTCAAAGTTTTGATCAAGTTCTCCATAGGTCAGGGCCGAACCTTTAGCCCCACGCGTAACAATCGTGATCTCCATCAATTATCCTCCTGCACAACGATATCGATTACATATTGACCGGGACCGACATCCACGAACTTCAACCTTGGCGCGGCAAATTTAACCCTGCGCGAGACCTCGGTATGGTCGATCCAGGTGAAACTGTTTTTACCGCCTTGGGCACCGTTGCGGATGAAGTTGAGCAGTGCGGCCCTGGTTGTTTCATCCACCCGCGGGAAGCGTAGCCGGTGATCGGTACGCTGCAGGCTGCTCTTGCCGTAGACATAGAGATCACCGCCACCGCTACGCCCGGTCTGCTGAAAAAGTTGCGGCCGCTCGCCACCGGGGCGGATCGGATCGCAATTGAACTGCACTGTGGTTGCACCGAGCACGAAGCGGGTCATGAGATCACCAACAGCGGGATCTCGACCTTGTAGCGCTGATCAGCCACCTCGCGGATCTCGGGCAGCTGTGGTGTCGCCAGGCGCACGATGTAGAGCGTGGCGTCCGGGGCGCGATAGGTGAAGCTATGGGCCATGCCATCGGCGACGTTGAAGAACCAATCGAGAAGCCGGGTGCGGTAGTAGGCGTAGAGCCGCGGCCAGCGCAGCAGCAGGATCAGCTCTTCGCCGATTGGATCGAGGGCAAAGCCTCTGGCCCCGGCGCTGGCGAATTCGGCCTGGAGTAGTTCGAGGTCGAGGGTTGGACGTAGCGGTCCCTGTTCAAAATTGAGGGTCTGGCCCCCCAACTGGAACATCGCCCGCGATCCGGGCTGGCCGAAGTATCCGGCTTCTGCATATCCCGCCTCGACGTAACTCATGCGATCGTGAATTCCTTACAGGCGACAACCAGCACACCATCACCAGGACCATCAACGAATTCAGGTACGGTGTTAAGTTTGTTGGTTAATGGGGACAGGGTACTGATCAGCTCTTTACGATCAGCACAGGTCTCTTTTTTGCTGCAGCTGGGGCAGCGGGCGTCGACGGTCCACATGGTCAGGCTCCTTGAGCGGCGCCCCGGTAGCGGGTGCGCATAAGATTTGAGAGTTCGGGCAACAGCTCTTTGGCCAACTGCCGGGCGCTGGTCTGGTTGGTGACGTTTGGCAAGCTGAGATTCAGGTCGCCGAAGCTGATGCTGGGGGCTGCCGACTGCCCGGCATTGGATGCTTCGCCCCGGGTGCGGACCTCTTCGCCGCGATGCAGTTGGTAGAGCCCGGTACGTGGTACGTAGCTGGTGCCGCTGGCGTAAGAGCTGGGAAAGAGTGCGCCATCTGTACGGTCGGTGATTCCCGACGTGGATGACGGCGCGTTAGCATTCCATGCCTGCATTAGCTGTTCTCTTGTTGGTCCAGAGGTGTCTGGCAGGTTGCTGGCGGCGGCTTGGACGGCAAGATACCCAACAGGGCTCCCGGCGAGTGCTGTTTTTAGGATGGTAGTAACCGGCGCGCTTGCAAGCTTATTCAAGTAAACCATTAGTTCACCGGCTTGTTTTACCGCCCAGGCTAAGGCATCCCCGAAGCTTTTAGCAAAAGCAACAACGGCCTGCTTATTTTCAGAGATCCAGGTGGTTATGCCTTTCATTGCCGTGATCATAGAGGGAACAAGTTCTTTCCCAATCTCGAGCAATACTTTTTTGAGGGTGTTGTTAAAAGCATCCTTGACCGCGCCGAAGGTTTCGCGCCAGGCACCAAAAGCGTCTTCAGTCGCTCCGGCAGACTTGCCCATTTCTTCAGTGACCTCTTTGACCTTGCCGAAACTATCGGCGAATAATGGTCCGAGAGCGATGATTGCCTCTTTACTCTCGAAAATCTTACCCATGCCCTGCGCACCAAAAGATTCACCTGCTGCCTTTTTGACTGCCATCAGTGCGCCAGCTAAGCCCTTTTCTCCGATCAGCTGCTTGCCGCTTTCATAGCCGAGAGTCTTTAAAACTTCTGTCATCGATTTTGTCGGCTTGATAAAGCCGGTCAAGATCCCCTCGTACTGCGTAGCGGCTTGAGCGGTGGTACCTGCAGTTTGGGTAATACTGGAAACCACTGCGGCCATCTCATTCGGAAGGACATCCAGTTGAGACGATAAAGAAGAAAGCCCACCGATGACCGGAACAAGTTCAGCGACGGTCGTCTGACCGAAGCGTTCCATGTTAAACAACAGGTCTGATGCGTCAGTGGCGCTTTTCATTTTGTCGCCATAACCAGCCATCAGCTTGGTCAATGCCTTAATAACTTCGCCTTGATCAAGGTGGGCAGCCTTCGCCGACTTAGACGCCGTGACTAGCAATTCCATTGCGCGCTTTGGATCAGTGACCCCTGCGCTGATCGCCTGGTAATATCCCCCTACCAACTCTGTCGCGCTGCCGAGTTCGGGAGGGAGTGCCATTATTTGTTCACGGATCGCACCGATGTTTTCGACACCGACCTTCTTAAGGTCAGTCAAGGCAGTTTCAAACCCTTCAAATTCATCTATTGCCTTTTTCCCAACGGTTATTCCGGCCATCGCAACGGCAACGGCGGCACCAAGGGCGGCGGCGATCTTTATGCGGTTGGCTTTAAACTTTTCAGCTAAGCCTAAACGTTTGCCGAATTGGTCATTGTCTATAGCGACAAGGCGTTTTCCGAGGGCCTTTTCAGCTCGAATCAGTTCCTTGCTGGTGGCATTTCCACTCGCTTTAATTCGGTCATAGGCGCTCTGTGCTGCCTTGCGCTTGTTATCAAAAGTCAGACTCGACTTTGCACCCAGCATGGCAAAGTCCCGTTCGAGGGCACCAGTTGTCTCACGACCAGCCCTCTTTAGCTCGCGGAACTCAGCCTTTGCTTTTTCTGCATTGCCGCCGATCATGAGTTTGATGTCTCTAGCCATCGTGATCCTCTTCTGGTTTCAGTTCGTCCTCGACCAGGGCCAGCAATTGCAGATCATCCATGTCTGCGTCGTACATACGGCAAATTGTGCCGGGGTCAATCAAGTTTCTTAGCCGCAGGATTGTGCTGCGCATTTCTAATGCCCGTTGCCCTTCAGGGAGCAGCTGCGGTATCAAGCACGCAGTCCCCGTTTGGCACTGTGGGGTCAAGCCGTCCACCTCCTGCATATCAAAACAGTTGTCGCAGTTTACGCCTGGGTAGTCTGCGACGGCGCGGAGGTGGTCAATAAGTTTTTTCTGTTCGCCTCGCGATCAAGCGACATCATCCGTTCTAAGCTAAGTGGGGCTCCCTGGACCAGCAACCGGAACTCGGTGCATTCTTCCATAAAGTAATCGAGGTTCTCAGGGATACAAGGCCAAGGTTCGCCGTCATTGGTTATTCCGCGCCAATCAACAACGACCGCGCGGGCGAGCAGTCCGCGAAATTTCTGGTCGTCAACTGTTTCTTTTTTGGCATGGGTGCGTGGGTCAAATGAGATCGTAGTTGCTGCCTGTTGTATGGCATCAAACCCGCTTTGAGAAAGATGCTTGCAAAGAACCTCAACATCATCGAAAAGCGGAATCCAGACCTGCAGTGTTTGTTTTTTAAGTGGTGAAATATCCATTACGCTAGTCCTTATGCCAGAGGATCAGTGCTGCGCTGATTCACGCCGCTGATCCGGAAGGGTTTGGTGATGCCGGTCATGCCGAGTGGGGCTGCGGTCGCTGCGTGCACCAGAAATTCGACAGGCTCTTTGATGATGCCGGTTTCATCGACGACATCGACGCTCTTGATTTGTAGGTGCGGGAATTCGAGCTTGAATTGACGATAATAAGTTGAGGCGATCAACCCGCCCGTGAAGGTGATATCCATTTTTTTGCGGGTATCTGCTCCGAGATCTGTGAGCCGGGTCTTGCTGGTATGTTTGGGAAACTGCAATTTGAGGGTGACTTCGGGTTGACCATCGGTGACAGGTTCGTCGATCAGGTCTTGGCTATTAGCGCCCCCGGTGACGAAACTGCCGTAGGTGCCGGTGAGCTTGCGCTTGGCGGTGAGTTCGAAGCTGCTGGGGCCGATCTTGTCACCAACGGCCAGGGCAATGGCGCTTTGATCGTTCATGCGGAAAATACCCTGGGCAAACTGAATGCGGTTGGCAACTTCGGCGATAGTGACGTTGTTGAAGGTGGTGGTGGTATTGGTGCCATCTTCGACCATGTTGTCGCCGATACAATTAGCGATCAGCTGCAGAGGCTTGCCTTGTTCACCTTTAATGGTGAGACCGGCGATCTTAAGCGAGGGGACCTCGGACACATAGGCCTTCATGTGTTTTGCGAAGGTGGCAAAGAGGCCGTCAGTGTTGTCAGCCAGGTCATAGGTGTAGGCATAGGCTGCGGTTGCGGCTTGTTGTGTTGGCGCTCCGGCCACACCCATAAACAGCGCGAGCAGTAGGTCCATGCCGTCATAGCGGAGATAGGCAGGGATGTCGCCTTCTACCTTGATTGCGCCTGGTGTGCCGTCTTTGGCCCAAACCTGCCCGAGCGAATCATCGACATCGACACCAGCATCACGTTTGATTCCGGTTGGTAATAGCAGCAGACCATCGCTGGCTCCGCAGGCGACAGGGGTTCCCCAGGTGGCGGCTTTCTTCACGCCGAATTTCAGTTCGGTACCGGCGACTGCAGGCATGGCTTAAATCTCCTCTTCTTTGGTGGTGGCTTGACGCTCCCAAGGGGCTTTCCAGCTTTTACTGGGCCGCTCGAACAGCTGCTCGCCAAAATGATTCGGGTCTATGGTGTAGGTTTTGCCGGCGATGATTTGGCCATAGATCGGGTGATGACCGGCGTTGATCTTGGCTTTAACTTTGATTGCCTTGGCCATGGGTTAGCCTTTCTTTGTTGCCAGGTCTTTTTCTTTGCTACCCCGAGAGCTACCGAACTCGAACTGATAGACATCTTTGACGATGGCGATCAGGGTGCCGGACAGTACCAGCAAGGTGTCTCTCGCGGGACCTGCCTCGATCTTTGCGAAGATGACTGTGAAGATCAGAGCAAGCAGGCCTCCGATTGCAGATAATGCCAACACATCGGCGCGCCAGTTCGAGTAGCCGGCCTTTTTTAAATCGATATCGCGGCCACGGGCGTTCTGCCGATCTGCAAGATAGGCCTTGTCGAGTTCTGCGCTGATCTGTGCGAGCTCAGTCTGATGTTGCATCTGGGCCTTTTTCAGTTCAGCCCACTGCTCAGGGCTGGCGTTTTGCACTGCAGTGAGCAGGGCCTGTGGATCTTCATGGTCAACACCGAAGGCATTGCCGATCAATGAAGCGGCCAGCCCGCCACTGCCAGGGATGATGGCATTAGCTAGAATCGGCGCGCCTTTGGCGACCACGCCTTTTAAGGTGTTCCAGATATCCATCAGCTATGCCTCCCAGACTCTGCGCAGCCAGCCGCGGAACCATTTCTTTTGGCTGGGGTTGCGCTTGACTATTTCGTAATAACGGACGAACTGCAGACCATTGAGTGTTTTGAGTAGCGACTGCGACTTCCGGCGCTCGTTGGCGGCGGAGATTGTTTTGTTACCAACGATGCCGTCAATTATCAGTTCCGGACCGATGCTGCCGTTCAGCAGGTTGAGCGCCTCTTGCAGAAACTTGCCCGCAGTACCAACGCCGCAGTTGACGGCGGTATCAAACAGCTCGGTCGCGATCACCTGGTTGTCGATGCCGTCGAGGTTGAGCCGGTCCCAAAAGTCGCGGCGGTAGATCTCACCGGCAAGCTTGGGCGTGAGCGCGGCGATATCTACATCGGGATAACTGCGCTTGCTTATACCGAAGTTGGTTTCACCTCCAGGATCGGCCGGATCGTTGACGTAGCCACCTTCCATTGCGATGGTGTGGTGAAATGCTTTGTAGAATTCAGCCATGGGGAACTCCGGCAGTAATCAGATAGACGGCCGTGGAGAAGGCCGCGCCGATGGCGCTGGTGTAGAGTACGACCCAGGCACGGGTAGCGGTGGCACCGGGTGCTTTTTCGAGGGTTTGGATTCTGGACTCGTGCTTGATCATCCACTCGCGCAGGCCGTCAACCGACTTGCCGATGTGCTCAATGTCGTTTCTCTGCACCGCGATCTGAGCAACGACGTTGGCAATGGAGTCTACTTTTGATTCGATGCGGCTTAGGTTCTGGTTCTGTGTGCATGGTTCAGACATTAAGCGCCCCCTAAAAGTGTCACGTAGTTAAGGGTAAATTCGACATTGACGAAACTGACGAACCCTGCAGCTGATTCTTCAGTCGTTGCCCCTGAACTGAGGCCTGGGTCGACAAGCTCAACCAAGTTGCCGAGACTGCGATCTGCATTGAAGACCTGTAGAATGTCTTGCCGCAAAGCTTGCCCCTGGTATCCGGTTTCGCTGTCGTCGATGAAGCCTTCGAGTTTGATCGATAAAGAGTGATTCTCTTCGCCCAAAGAGGGCGGCACGTCGCCGTCGAGGCTGTCGCTAACATCGCCCGGGTAAACGATGACGCACGGCTTTGCAGCGGGTGCGGTTTGATATTCAAGATTGAGCCAAACCCTGCTGCCAGCGTCGGTGCGATACCCGTCTGAGATCTTGATCAGCGCCAACCTGGTGCGCAGCGCAGTTATGATGTCGTCGTAACGGCTCATCTATTTCACCAAAATGAATTGGGTTAAATCACCCTGTGGTCTCGGATCGCCGAACTGGCGGTACTCGATTCCATCGATGGTCAGGGTGTGCTGCCGGTTGAACGCTGACACTTCGGCTGTTTGGCACCAGATCTCCGCACGATTGACAATTGCCTCTGCCTGGTAGGGCGAAGCGACTTCACTTGAAGGGTTGAACAGCCCCAAGGTGGTGGCAACCTCAACACCGTCAAGTTTGAAGATGATTGAGGACCCGAGATCTCCAAAGAAGATGTTGAGATCGTCTGTTACTTGGTCAAGCAAGGTCATGTTTTGCCGCCTTTCGTTGCTCAATCGCTCAATTGTCTGGCCCTACCGCAGCAGGGCCAGACTGTTCAACGGTTGAACATGTTATTTTTTAGTGGGATTCAGTTCGGCGATCTTCTTGTTTGCGACTTCGAGATCCAAACGAAGTATTTCTACGGTTCCCTCTGCAGCCTTCACTTGATCCTCAAGCTGCTGCACCAGACTCTGATGGCTATCGAGGGTGACGTGACCTTCGCGGGCTTTGGACAATATCTCTTCGACCAACTCGGGATAGGCCTCATGCAGGCCGTCGATGTTTTCGATAACCTCTTGACCCTTGTCGGAGACCTCATCGACCGGCTCACGATAGAGTTCTGCGGCACCGGCTTTGATCAGCCGCTCGGCTTCATTGGCGGCGCAGTCGAAAGACTCTTCTGGTGCGATTGCCTTGCCGTCATAATCGATCGCGTTTTTCGCCACGATCAGGAGTGTTTTCTTTTTAGCCATGGTTACCTCGCTTAATCAGCGGCCCGCCTCACGCGTGAGACGGGCCGGAGTTATTGTTACGCCAGGACCTGGGCGCTGACGAAAGCGTCAGGCTGGTTCAGGGCCATCAGTGGAGCTGACTGCATCATCAACCAGCGAACAGCCGGATCTTTGGTGATCCAGGATTTGGGGAAACGGCTGACGGCAGCCAGACCGCCCTCGATCGCTTCGACATCCTGAATAACGGCGTGCAGTTGGGTGTTCTGGGCCTTGCTGGTGCCGAGCCATACCTTGTTGACCGGGACCATTGGAGTTTCGACGGCTGTGTCGTCATCGATGTACCACTCGTCGTAGGAGTAGACATCGACGAATAAGCCGGGGGCATTGATCCGACCCACGTAGCTGACGCCTTCAGGCAGCTGCTGAGGATTGATTGCGCCCATATCGACGGCACGCATATCGAGGATTTTCTGCACCTTGGGATGATCAATAAAGGCCTGCGCCGCATCGGAACCGAGCACCAGAGTGTTCGGCGACAGGCCGGAATCTTTACCGATCAACTGAGCCCAGGCGCGCAGCTTGGCGATTGGGTTACTGTTGGCGGTGTCGGACCAAAGATCAAGGCCCGCCAGGGTGATCTTGTGAGTGGCTGGCATGTTGAAATCGACGGTGACAGTTTTGTCGCCGGTCTCGGCCTTGATCTTCATCACCACCTGGCCGAGGTTAAGAGCCTGGGCGGCCTGCCACTCTTCGCGGCGGGTGACCATATCCATCAGTGTGGCGAGATCCTTGCCGAGCTTGGCTTGGGCGCGCTGCTCAACGGTCTGCTGACCAGCGTAAAGAACGTTGCCCGCAGAACGGGTCATCAGATCCTGCGCGGTAGTGACCATCTTCGGCTTGACGTAGCCGGGCTTGATGGTGCTGGTGGAGAATCCCTGTCCTTCGACCAGCTTGCCTTCTGCCATAGGGCTGACAAAGGGGGCCATGCGGCGCTTGCCTTTGATGATGTCGACATCGACTGTTTCTGTGTCGCTCTGGTTCTGCAGGGGAAAGAACATGTCGCGCAAAAAAGTGCCTGGTCGTTTGATCTGTTCGACGGCTGACAACATGGTGCGGCTGTCGAACAGGTCGATGAACCCGGCCACGCCTAGCATCGGCCATGCCATATTCAAACCATCAGAACTCGTTGGTTCAGCGGCCAGCACGGCACCGGCAGGGAAAAGGAATACCGCCATAACTACCAGAACGATCCAGACAAAAGCGGAACTGGTCAAAAACTTTTTCATGATGTTTGCTCCTTGGTCGGCTCGACCCGCTTAAGCGGAGACGGCTTTCTTGAGATAGATATTGAGATCGCGCAGCGCGACCCGATGAGTGTCAGCAGTATCAACGCCGCCGAAAGTGACTTGACCTTCGTTGAAGGCACCGGACAAGTAGATCAGGGCCTGCACATCGGCCGCGGTCGCGTCTGCGTCTTCGGCCAAGATCGCCACGGGGTTCTGCGAACCATCGATAGCAGCGCTGTCGCACAGAACGTACTTGCCGGATGCGGTGATCTTGCCGAGCAGGGCCCCGCGAGTCAGAACATGAGCAAGCAGGATAGTGATGATATCGGTGACAGCCGGGTAGTCGGATGCCAGCAGGTTGTCAGGGGTATAAGTTTCCATCTTGTTTCTCCTCTATCGAAAGATGACGGGTTATTTGATGCTGCCGCCGGCGGCGATGGCCGACACGGCCCCGTTGAGTTCTGCTTCAGCGGCTGTTTCAGGTTGGGCGGCCTGCATGCCTTCGGGTGCGGCATTGGTGATGCCAGCGAGAATCAGTTTGCGGGTTTCTGCGTCGGCACCGGCAACTGATGCAGCAACCGTTACCCCAAGGGTTTTGGCTTGTTCGGCGGTAACGCCGGAATCAAGCAGAGCCTTGAACTGGGTGCCGATCTCCTCGGGGAAAACAGTCTCGACCATGGCGAGTACGGCTGGTCCGTTGTCGGTGAATCCTTCTTTAGCCTTGGCAACGGCAGCTTCGATCTGCCCTTCTACGTCAGCTTTCGGCACCAGACCCTGACGGGCTTCCGACTGAATGATGGCTAAAAATGTCGGGTGGTTCTTGTTCATCTGCGCAAGGAACTGCTCGATAGTCATTGCGTTTACCTCCTCTGTTTTATGTGTTTGAGAAACTGGTGGCGGACCGGCAGCAAATAGAGCGGTGTCCGGGGCCTTGTTAAATACGGATAGATCAAACTTTGCCGAAGCGGCGATATCGACCGGGTCGATCATCTTGTCGGCGAAACCAAGCTCAAGCGCCTGACTGGCGGTCATCCAGGTTTCATCGGCCATCATCTGTTTGATGGTTTCGTGATCGAGCCCGGTTTTGTCGTGGTAGGTGTTGACCAGCGTCTGCTTGATGCCGTCGAGAATATCGGCAACCTTGCGTAGATCGGCAGGGTTGCCACCGGCATAGGTTGACGGATCGTGGATCATCATCACCGCATTGCCAGGCATGATGATGGTGTCGCCAGCCATGGCGATGACCGAACCGATTGAGGCCGCCAAACCGGCAACGGTCACAGTGACCTTGGCCTTGTGGCTGCGCAACACGTTGTAGATGGCGATACCGGCAAAGACGCTGCCGCCTCGGGTGTTGATCTGTAGATCGATATCGCTGACATCGCCAAGTGCAGCCAGATCAGCAAGAAAGCTGGTCGGGGTGACATCTTCATCGACCCACTTCCAATCTTCAATATCTCCGAAAATGTAAATCACTGCAGCGTCTGCTGACTGCGCGCGCATGCTGTAGTAGGGCTGTTTGTTTTTCTTGCTCATTCTGTTACCTCCTCAACAGGCCCGAACTCTTTATCCAGCCGCTGCGCCATCTCGCGCTGGTCGCGTTCTTCGCGTTCGATCTGTTCCATATGGGTGTCGTAGTCCTTTCCCTGTTCGGCCAGGCGAGCGGCCAGGGTGACTGCGTTATTCTTTCTGTCTTTGTCGAAGGCCACGGCGTCCTTGACCGGGTCGACACTGCCGCGCTTCGGACCGATCCAGTTGGTGTTGCAGTATTCGGCGCGTGCTGCGTAGAAATCGGGGCCGCCTTCGGGCAGTTCGATCATGCCGCGCAGCCAGGCTTCTTCAATGACCATTTCCCAGATCGGCTGGCAGAAATGATTGACCATCCAGTCCTGATAAAGGGAGAAGACCCGATGCGCCTCTTGCAGTGCGGCCCGGGCGCTGGAGTAGTTTGTTTTGCTGAAATCTTTGGCGATGACCTCGTAAGGCATGCCGGCCGAGGCACCGACAGCACGCAGGATGGTTTCGAGGAAGATGCCGAACGAATTGTTGGGCCGCTTCGAATCGAGGACATGGGGCTTTTCGCCCTGGTTGCCATAGAAGATGCCGCCTGGGGAAAGCTCGTTGTAGTTGGTGGAGCTGCCGTCGGTGTTCTGTTGGTTGAAAACGCCCATCTGTTTGGTTGCGTCGTAGGCCATCGGTCCTTTTTCGATCCAGACCGGAAAACTGGCAGCGACGATGGCACCGACCAGCTCGAAGTCGAGATAGTCGGTGATGTCGCGAAAGAACTTCATCGCCGGGGCCAGCACCGAGGTGCCGCGGACCTGTTCGGGGAATTTTTTATGGAAGTGGTGCATAACCACCGGACGGTGGCCGCGTAAACGGGGTAATTCTTTGAAGTGACGCAGATCGAGAGTGGTGGTGATACGTCCGTCGGCCGGGTCGGCGATGAAATAGTTTATCGCTTCATTACTGGTCCCTAGGCGGATACCGTCGCGGACATCCTTTTTGCCGTTCATGCCAAACGGAGTACGCAAACGAACAGGATCGAGAATGTCGATGCACAGATTGAAACGCCGACCGGGGCGGTCTTTCATCAGCGGCAGCGCCAGGTATTCACCGTTGACCAGACGCGAGTAGATAACCTGGTACTGAATATCACCAAACTGGCTTTGCCCATCGGCACCGGCTTCTTTGCTGAAGATCCGAAAGGCCCATTCGCAGTCTTCGGCGAACTTGGCAGAGGCTTCTTGTGAAATATTCAATCGTTTCCACAACGGCACCGACTGAGGCTTAAGCCCGGTATGCACCGAATTGTCAGCGATGGAATCGATCAGGCTGGCAGCGTGAGCATGGTTGGCGGCCAGATCGTTGGCGCGAGCGACCACGGTTTCACGCTGGCGACCCTCTTCTAGCCAGCCGATCCGGCGCGGATACCAGTTTGACAGGGTGCCAGCAGTACCAGCTCCACCGCCCGAGCGATCAACGGCAGAGGCATGAATGCCCTGCTGCCGCATGCGACCATGAGATGGATAGCTACGCCCGACACGGGCTCCCATACCGCTCATCGCCGAGGCCTTCCGGTCAAAACCTGCGGACCAAGACCGATAGACGTAGCGGATTTTTCGCCTTGCAGAAACCTGAGAGTGTTGCGGATCTCGGGCAGATCGGCGCGGGTGACGGTCCGACGGGTGGCACCCGTGTCGATGGCGTAAGACTGGGCACTGGCCAAGGCCAGAAGGGCCGCTTTATAGGCGGTGATCTGGGTGTCGAGTTCTGCGGTGGTGAACAGGGAAGTTGTCATGCCCCCTATGGTGGGGCACTACGGAGGGAAAGTCATGGACACCGTGGACATGGTGGACACCGTGGACAACTATTTTAGAAATGTTGATGTTTTTCTAGTAATCACGCAAGACAGCCACTCCGTTTCATTAGAATAGGGTGGCTGTTGTATCTTTCGGTGCAATTGGATTTATCGAATACCGGGGCTCTGCCAAACATTAAAAGGTGCCGGGCCCCCTCAGAGATTTCTAGGGTGGTTTTGAGTTACTTGTGGTGGGATGAATCGAATGTGGTGGTTTAAGCAATTACCTGCGGAGAGTTGTTCATTCTTTTCCTGGTTTAAATTTCAGCTCGTTTGCTGCGGCCTTTAGTTCTGCGTAGTTATTTGCAACTTTTCCGTTACTTATCATCCATTTGAAAACGCGGTAAACATCTGTCTTTGCGCCATCCTGCCTGAGGCAGGTCGAATCATTCAGCCAAGCATAGACAATTGACTTATCCGTCGAAGAAAATTGGAAAAAAAGCCTATAGCGATCAGGTAAACCGCCTTTAACTCTTCTCCAGGATTTATGCCGGTCGCCAAGTGTGCCACCAAGTCGAAAGTTTTTGTGATTTGGGTCCGCAGGTACAGTTTGACCAATCGCGATTCGGACCCTTTTTAGAAACTTAGATTTTTGGTGGTGTACGTATCCTACAGGGTCTGCAGTTTGCAGCGCTTGGACGTCTCGAATGAGATCGCGAAGAATTTCTTCGAAAAGATGAAATTGATGTAGCCCCCACCCGTTAACCTGCATGGATCTATAACTCCACGTCGGCAACAAGTGAGTCAATCAGTGCCATTGTTTCTTCTGAAAGGGGTGTTACCTCTCTGCCAGCCTGAATCTCTTTCCCAACATGCAGCATTGCCTGCTCTAATGCTTCATCTACTAAACTAATATGTAATGTTTCCATGATAGCCCCCTTAATTTTTAATTTGGTGAGTTCTTTTTCAATCTCGTAATCCAAATCAAAAACATCTACATCATCAAATGGAAATGAATATTCATATGAAATGAATGGGTCAACCCCATCAGAAACTACTCTCACCTGACATGAAACACCATAGACACCATGTGCGTGGAACAGGTTAGCTACCGCAATAACGACTGCAGATAAATCATTATCCGACAACCCATTTTGACTGATACATTCGGCAGCAGGGGTAAGAAAACCGTCGAAATCAAAAAGTTCTTTCAATTCAATTCTAGCTTCTTGAGGTATCTGCTGTGCGACAGCATAAGCTTCAGAAATCCTACCACACTCAATTGAACGGTAAACAAGGGCGACTGCGATTTGCGGTTCTGGGTCACGCTCAAAAGTTTCTCTGATCTGTTCATAGCATTTTTGGACAAAGCCAAGGCGCCCAAGGGATGCGGCGTAATTGGCAAAAGCGTTCGGATTATTGCCGGAAGAGGTAATCCCATTTTGGTGGAATTTGTGCATCGCCTCAATATCCCGTTCAAGGCAAGCGATCGCACCCAGAACGTAATACGCGGCTGAAGGATCATCCCGGAGGAACGCTTCAGCGTCCTTTTTGAACCTGGCCAGTTTAAAATAGTTTTTAGGATCAGAAAAACCCATACCATTCAACTGTTCAATGATTTCATCTGATTTTGTTTTTGGAACAGGACACATATTTTCTTCCCAAGTTTGGGGCAAAAATTAAGCGGCGGTGTGTAAATGATACTACCAGCACAATAAAATATCTACCCGCAGACAAAATTAGCCCCACCAAAAAAAATGGCAGAGCCCACATTCGTCCCCTTTGATATGCCACTCTTAGTCCATATCGACCATTTAAGTCAAGAATTTAAGCCAAATTAGGACTTCTGCATGAGTTAGTCATGCCAACCCAGACCTGCGGAATCATCTACCATCAATCACTACTCCCCAACGCCACGCCCCAAACATACATTGAACCACTCTGCCCTTTAACCAGGTATTCACACTTCTTAAGTTTTTTGCTGAGCCAGATCCGTGAGGGTACGGGGGCTGGATCGCTGCCCTGGTGGGCGAAGTAGTATTGCTGGAAATGGGCATAGAGCGTTGCGAACAAAATCTTTTTGTCTTCGGCAGGTTGCAGGCAGGGCACCCATTCGGCGAAGACCTTTTCGGCAAAATCACTCGTGACCGGGCCATCGACCACAATGCCGCTCATGTCAATGCCGGTGAGGCGTTCGACCAGCTCGATTCCGGCGGCGTTGGGTTTCATCACCAGCTTGGTGAGATCGAGAGTGTAGCGGATATCCAAACCTTCGGGGGCATTGGTGCGGCGGCTATGGTTGATCTCTATTCTGCGGCGTTCGCCCTGGCCTTCGATCAGCGCTTGTTCCATGGCGTTGAAAGCGGCGATGAACTTTTCTTTGAACTCGGCGGCCTTCTTGCCGGTGAAGCCCATAGCCAACCAGACAAAGCCATCGCGGGTGATGTTGAACATAGGCCGAAGCTCACCTTTTGAGTCCTTGTAAGCAACCGGCTCAAAATTGAGCCGGTTAAACTCTTCCGAACATTCAAGGCTTGCAATATCACGCAGAATATTCTTGTGCTGCTTTTCGAACGCCTCGGCGATCAGCAATGATGAGGTGGTGGCTTTGTTTTCGGAGATGGTAACCAGAGCTTCCATTATTCTCCCCCTGCGCTTTTCAGAATGTTCAGCATTGTGACTTGCTGGTTTTTGATTGCAGTCAGGAGTTCGATGATTGCAGGCATTGATGATGTCGGAGCAGCTTCTGAGAGTAACTGTCTGATTTTGTTTATCTTGGTGAGGTGGGACGGTTCGGTTGGTAGCTGACGGTAGTGATCGAGCTGGATGACTTGGGCTGTGGGCATGGCTTTTCTCCTTTGACTGGGATTCAAAGCCCTCCTTTGCGCTTCCAAACGCAAAAGAGGGCGACCGTGCGGGTTGGAAGACCGGCGTCAAAGGAGACCGGCGGGCCCGAAGGCCCCCCGCACGGCCGCCCAGACAAAACTGATTGGCCATGCTGTGGATACAAAAATACCACTGGCAATGCTGCAGTGGCGGTATCCGCCTTTAACATTTGGGCTTCCAAACCCGGTTGCTGATTTTGCAGCAACGGGTAAAGCCTAACCGAAGGCGGATGTTGTGTCAAAGGCAATTTGTGTTTTCCTTTTTTGTGCTGTAGATTGGCTCAATTGTATTTGCCATGGAGGGGCCCCAATGCTTAGTTTTCTAAAGCGTCTACTTAACAAACCTGCAAAATCTACCAACATCAAAGTCACCGCTGTCGACAAAGAAAGAGCCCCAAGTAAAGAACCAACGCCAGCGGCGAAACCAGCCAAACCCAAATACAAGAACGGCAACGAAAAACCACCCAGCACAAGGCAGCGCGCAGAGTGTGATGCCGTCGGTTTAACCATTAGACCGAACATGACCAGCCGCGATGTTTGGCAAATGCTCAATGATGCGGTTAAAGACCCAAAGTACAAAGCCCTTCTGGATAAGCACTATGCCTACGATAACGCCCTTTCGGAAGACGATGACCGGTTCGAATACGGCAATGTACTCATTGATGAACTGAACAAGTGGGAAGAAATTTGCTACCCGGGCCAATACCTCGTGACCTACAAAAAGGGTAAAATTCTGCGCTCTGACATTATTGAATTTGAACGCGCAGAACTTAACGAATCAGTTCAGAAGCCTTACGTTGAAATTGAAGCCTCACTACCAAAAATCAGAAAACCTCGAAATGAAGACCCCCATCTTGACTGGGATAAAGAAATTACCTTCAAGCCAAAGCAGATTCTTGAACTTAAAAAATTACCTCAAGAAATTGATATGTTCGATATCGATGGGTATGAACAAACCCTACTCGAAGCAAAAAAAACAGAAGCTAAGTATCTATAACCTTAGTTCATCAGGAGGAAACGATGGTTGACCTGACCATGGTCGCAAGTGCCTTAAGTGGAATCAAAAATGCCACAGATATTGCCCAGTTTCTGAAAGGGGCAAATGCTTCACTAGACAAGGCCGAAACTAAGCTAAAAATTGCTGAACTGATATCTGCACTTGCCGATGCCAAAATAGCTATCGCCGATGTTAAAGAAGTTATTCTTGGAAAAGACCAGAGAATTAGCGAGTTAGAACAACAACAAAGCATAAAAAGTAAAATGGTATTTGAGCTGCCATATTACTGGGTTGAAGATACTAACCGTAAAGAGGGTCCGTATTGCCAGCAGTGTTATGACAACGACAATAAGCTGATCCGTTTACAATGCCCCGACAATGATGGTTTCTGGGAATGCAAAACATGCAACAACCACTATCAGGACAAGACTGTCGACTCAAGCACGTGGAGCTAAAAACTGGTCTTGCATAATTTAGTGGGCCAGACCCCGACAAAAGAATTGCCTCATCTTAATTAGCACCTTTTAGGTTGATTTCACCTGCCCCCATGCACCACAATGTTCTTGAGGGGCTGTATAGCCACTCATAAAGCCCGGTCACCCCCCCCCACCGTGACCGGGCTTTTCTTTATCCGCAAGGTCAAATCACCCCTACACCCCAACCTCAATCAAACACCCACGCTGATAAGCCTCCACCACCTGACGCGGCACACAGATTCCGCGCTTTTTACCGAAGCGGAAAGCTGGTGTCAACTCACCGCTGTCAATCAGGTTATAGACATGCTGCCTGCTGCACGGCCCGCCATTGGCACCGGGGATCAGGCGGGTGATCTCACCGACGGTGATCATCTCTTGGCGTTTGAAGATCTGCTTTGTTTCCATCAGTGCTACCTCCTGTTAAACCATGTTGGCAGGCGACTAACCGTTTGACCGGTCGACGCGGCATTGGATGTTTGTTTATGAGGTTCGGGCGCTGCTTCTTTGGGTTTCACCAGCCGACCCTGCATTTTGAGCAATTCTATATGAAACATGCGGTATGTGGCGCAGTCGGCGTAGTCGTTACGCCCGGCGTTTTTGTCGTGGTGCCACACCAACAGCTCATCGCGGTACTCGGAGCAGAGGTGTTTGGCGTAGTCTTCGAGTTCGTTGGCTGGCAAAATGCCGCTGTTTTTTTGCTGTTCAAGCTGGCCTTGCGTGTATCCGGAATAGAGCACGAACGCGCCGGGGTCATCGATACTGATCGCCAGACGGCGCGCGAGTTCGTCTTTGAAGTAGTGGACATCCATCACCACCAGAATCAGCCCGCCGGGAATCGGCTTGTTGGTGCCGGGCCAGCGGTCGAGGGTGGTGTACTTGACCGGTGTGTCTTTGCGGCCGGTCCCCTTGACCGGGATAAACATGGGGTTAGCCTTGCAGAATTCGTAGACTTCTTTGGTGCGCGAATGCTTAGGCGGCATACCAGCCTTGCGCGTGCCACCGGAGTCGATGAGGGCGGATTGAATGCGGTACTCTTTTTTATCGACATCGGTCCAGGTGCGCCCGGACAGGGTGAGCAGATCGGCGAAGTTGAGCAGGTAGCCTTTGCTGATCAGGTGCGAGGTTCCGGCATCACCGTAGGCGATGGCGGCGAGTTCGTAATAGAAGCCTTCTTGCTGGGTATCGACCTGCAGGGCGAGGGCGGCGGTGCCGGTGGGGACCAGATCACGCGGGCGGTCATCGCAAAGGGCCAGGACGGCTTCATGACTAGCGACAGCTTTGGGTAGTTCGTAGTCGATGGCTTTAATACCGTGGGCCAGATCGCGCTGCGCTGAGACATCACCCTGTTTTGCCTTGAGTATGGCGATGGCGATATCGACCAACGGCACATCTGGCAGGGGGAATGCCGGCAGTAGGAATCCGACATCTACCGGGCGGGCGATATCTGCACCTTTGATGCAGACCCATTCGCCGGTATAAGCCTGTCCGCGTTTTTCTTCATCCCAACAACTTCCACAGGCGCAGCTGTATTCAATGCAAGTTGGATCTGACTTGATGCTTTCGACGGTGGCGCCTTCGGGGATGCTGACATGATCGACATCCATGACGATCAGTTCGTCACAGTCGGGGCAGCGGGCCGCGCCGGTCCAGACTTGCACGCAGGCCATGGTCATTTTGTAGATATATTTACCTGCCGGGGTGCTGCAGAAAAAGTTTTTGGCGATGCGCTGCTTGGTGCGGGTTCGCTTTTTGATACGGGTGATGGGGTCAGCTTCTTTTCCGACCATCTTCATCTTGTCGACTTCATCGCTGAAGGTGTAACGGGCGGCAAAGGTAGCGGTGGAGGTTGTTGATCCGGAATAGGATGGCTGGATGGCCATGCCGTCGCTAAAGGTGACCAGACCAAGGGCGGTATCATCTGCGCGGGCACTGAGGTGTTTGGATACACGTTCTGATTCTTTGAGCATGGGGATCAACTTACGCCGCATGATGTTGTCAGATGAAGTTTCATCGGGCATCTGATAAAAGATGTTGCCCGGGGCTTGATCGCGTACCCAAAAAATACAGCTGAGCATGGTGTTGGTTTTACTGGCCTGATCGACGCCACAAAAACAGACTTCACGCACCCAGGGCTGCGCCCAGGTGTCCATGACCTTGGGGGCATGTTTGGCAAACTCGATGCGGTAGGCACCGGGGTTGGCTTCGGCAGCGGGCATGCGGCGGAACTTGACCGAGAGTTCGCTGGGGGTCATCTTCTTGGCTTTGGTGCAGCGCCGCCGCACGGGTCGCGGAATGTGCAACTGCACGAGCTGACCGGATGCGGCTGTGCGCCAGCTGCGCGGTAACCAGATTGGCAGTTGTTGCGGGGCCTTGTTGACCAGCTGGATCTGGACGGCGGTGTTAGTCATCGATAACCTCAAATTCACGTTCGCTGACGACATCTTTGACGGCATCGGTCAGCGCGGTGGTGTGCAGATCGGTGAGGCTTTGCGAGAATTCAGCTGCGCGGGAGATTTCACCGCCGCAGATATAAATCAATTTAGTCAGACTGAGAGTGGTTTGCTGCTCGAGCGCTTCGATGATGGCACCGGCGAAAGCGGCCATCTGTTGATGGTGGTCGACAACCTCCATCCAGTTTTCATCTTCTTTGCGACCTTTGCGTTCGGCGGCTTCGGTTTCGGCTTTCAACTTACGCAGTTCATAGGCTGATTTTTCACGGGCCTGGCTGTCATCGACCATTGATTGGTTGTTTCCGGGATCTATCTCGAACTTTCTGCGCACGTAGCTAACCAGATCGACCAGCAGCACTGTCTTGTCGGACTGCACCATGTTTTTGGCGATGCAGTCGGTGTAAAACTGCGCTTTCTTCACCGGGTAGTTCCCGGGCTGGATAAACTTGGCAAAAGCCTCGGCGCGGGTCTTATAGGCTTGCTGAATTTCGCTCATTCGAAGAGATCTCCCTGGTCAACCTTTGTTGCTACCGATATTGACGTGGTGCCTTCAATTGAACCGGCAAAGGTCTTTTTAGCCAACAGCATGATTTCGGCTTCTTCACGACTCATCCCCTGCAGCGCGCTGATCTCTTCTGGCGCAAAAATCACATCGTCAGGATAGTGCTTGGCCAGTTCAGCGATATCGGAAGATTTGTCGGCGATGATATAGCGGTGACCGTTGAGGCTGGTCCCTTTGATGTGACCAGGGATAACCAGCGTTGGTTTCGGACGCCCGACATATTTGGGAACATGAAACGCAGGGGGCAGCCCGGCCAGCACCCAGCTACGGATATCACCGTTGTGGTCCTGGTAATATTCGCCGGGATCTTTTCCGGCGGGTACCGGCCATCGCTGAGCCCGGGGGAACTGCTTGAGCCACCAGTTAGAGGCCTGACCGCCAGGGTTCTCTGGTTGGTTGGTTTTGCTATTGAGGCGCGGTTCAATATCGAGCGCGACCAGAATAGCCAGGGCTTTTTGTAAAGATGCCATCGCCTGCTGTTTGGGTTTGGCGCTGCAGGTGCCGAGGGGGATCACCGACACATCCAGATCGCGGCACTGCCAGCGAACCATGAAGCCGTCCAGGTCAGACTCAACCACCACGACACCACGCCGACCGGCACCACCGATGATAGGGACATCATCACCGGAACCCTGCAGCCAGAAATAACGGGCATCTCCTTCACGGACTTTGCTGCGGCGAATCCGGATACGGTGCGGATTGCGATCGTTATCGAAAAAGGGGATGAGGATACCTGCGGGGATGAACATCTTTTTCGGCTTTTTATCTTCTTTCAGGATCTCTGGCAGGCCCCAACTTTCACGCGAGGGGTAGTGGTCTTCGGATAACCAGCCGAGCTGACCTTTTTGAATTGCCTCTAAAGGCAGGCCACGACTGGCGAGATAGTCAAGCTGCTCAGGGCAATCGAGCAGGGCGGTGTGAGCTTTGGCGATGAGCTGCGCAGCTTGTTGCTGCCAGCGCTGTTCTGGCGGGACCGCCACCGACGGGGTAAAGGTTTGCTCTTTTTTCTGCGCTGCCGGCTGCACTGACTTCGGCTGTTGCCTATGATGCTGGCCACTACCTTTGGGACATTTATCAAAAACCGGACAACCGGAAGACTGACAATCAAGCCCAAGGGCCCCGTGAGCTTCAGGGCAACTCATATTTTCGAACTCACGCAAAAAGGCGATAGCATCACCCGAGGATACTGCCTCACCAGAACGCTCACAGCCTCGGCAGTGCCAGCGATCAACCCAAACCACAAAGCGATCTTCCCCTCCACAGCGCGGACATGGGCCAGCCCACTCTTTAGCTGTCTTCTTTTTCAAATCAGGGATTTTGGTTTGAGCAATGCTGAGCAGATCCATCACTTAACCTTTTTTGTGAAGTTGAGTTGATAATTTTCATAATTTTTCGTCATAATTATATAATCATTTTAAAAAACAGTTACTTAACTTTAAAAATTATCAAATTATCAATATTTACTGTTTTCTGAAAAAAATAAAAAAATAAAAAAAGAGAAATTGTTTTTCCATTTATTGCTTCCTGTACACACGCGCGAACTTTTCATAATTGATAATTTTCAGCTATATTGCTTAACGATTACGGTGGCTTATGAAAATTATTACGAAAATAGCCCCGTTTTTAACTTGATAATTGATCATCCCCCGGCCCCCCGGTTGGTGCATCCCGCCAGAAATATTGGTCATCATAGAGAGCTCCCTCGAAGGTGACGCCGGAGATATAGAGCTTGCCGCTGGTGTCTTTGGGATCGGGGAGGATGTACCCCTTTTTGCGCAGCTGTTCGCCAAATTTGCGCTTTTTGGGAATATAACGATCATCGTCTTTGCCGTTACCATGGGTTTCGGCATACCACTTTTTGAAGCGATTATAGAAAGCGGCGAACAAAACGCAGGTTTCTGGGTCGGTTCGTGTACAGACTGAATCAAGAAACTGTTCCTGATAGTCCTCTTTTTTGCGGATATCCTCGACGGCCGCACGGATTGAATCAGGAATTTTCAGGCCCTTGTCTTGCGGGTTCTGATATTTAAGACAGCCACGGACCAGCCAGGCGAGAATGCCGGACTTTTCAGCCTTCAGTTTGGCCTTAAGGTCACCATCCTTCTTGCGAAAAAGGTGGGCGTTTTGCGGTTCCTGCTTCTTCCAATAGTCAACATCTTCGACATAGCGGAGCTCGTAGGTAATATAGAGTAGCCGCCGAATCATGGCGAAATCTGCAGTTAAGCCCCTGGGGGGATGGTTGCTGTAAATCGCCAGGGTATGGGTCGGCATGAAATTGGTGTCGTATTTGTCGAACAGGTTGCGGCCGGTGAGGGTGTCCTGGCCGGTGTAGCGCTTGAGATTTGCGCCGCTCATCTTTCGGCCTTCGTCGGTTTCGGAGGCGACAATCAGTCTGCGGCCCTGCATCGACATAACGGCCGGGGAAGGTCCATCGGGACTTTTAACGGTTTTGCTGTCGAGTAGCATTTCAGGGTTGATGCTCCAGGAAAGTTCACCAAGGATCTCGCGCAGAATTTCGAACATGAGCCCTTTGCCGTTGGCACCTTCGCCGATGAAAAAGGCGTACATCTGCTCGGGATCGGCACCGATCAGGCAGTAACCGAAGAAGCGATGAATGAACTCAATCAGGTCTGGATCCTCCATGTGGATCTCAGCTATGACTCTCTCCCAGACTGGTGCCGGGGCGTCGATGTCGAGAAATTCAACCGGGATAGCGCGAACCAGGTAATCATCGGGATTGCCGGGCAAGAGCTTTCCGGTTTCGAGATCGATGACGCCATTGGCACAGGGGAGCAACATCGGCTTTTGATCTACTTCATCGCCGTAGATCCACAACCCTTGCCGGCCCAGTTTATGGGAAAATTCGGTGCAATTCTTGGCACCCTTTAAACCCCGCAGGCGCTTGACTCTGGCAGTGAATTCTTTTTGCTTGGCGACCAGGTATTTCATCTGGACACTGGCTTTAAGTACGGCCTGTTCAGCCTTCTGCCCTTCGCGATCACATTCGGCTATTGCCTCGGGTGTGGCGTCTTTGTCTTTGCCGAGCTCTTTGTATAGTTTGTTGTAATGCTTTATGAGGTCGTTGGCTTCGGCTATCTCGTTTCTGGCTTCATCTATACTCGGTTTCAATCCATCTCCTTCACGCTCGTAAAGAAGGGCGACATCTTCAACCGCTGCGTGATGAAAATCAGCCTTATCAATCTGCCAATGATGACCGGACCAGCGGAACCAAGCTTTGGCTTTTTCGTCACGACTTTTGACGTAGACAAACCGGCCTCGGTGCAGGGTGGCAAACAGGATGCCATCGCCGCGCTCATTCTGCTCCAGGCAATACTGGATAAGGTCGGAGTCATCGGTTGGATTTACCTGCTCTTCTTCAGGCAGAGGAATGTGCTCAATCTCTTCCCGCTGCCGATTGGCAACTTGCCGCTGGATCTCACTGAGGTCTACTGGCTGATCATTCATCAGCGGCAGCCCTCACGGAAACGACGTTGCCAGACACGTACGGTATCGGTCGATAGTTGGCAGGCGGCGGAGATCTCCAACACCGGTGTTTGTAGACTGGTAAGAAAAACCAGAAGGAAGATCTGTCGTTCATCAGCGGTTGAGCCCTGCAATATGGAATCGGTGCGCCAGGTGAACCAACGGCCACAGTCGTTGCAATGTACTCGGCCACCTGCCTTGAAGGTTTCATTTTGCAGACCATAAAGGGACAGTCGGCAAACTGGGCAACATCCTCCAACTGGATGCAAGCGCCGCATCAGGAATACCCGGCAAAAATCGGGGTTCAGCAAATCGACCCCCGCAGCAATGGCACACTTCACAATCAAACCTCCTCTCAATCAGGCAACAAACAGTCGAAACCGTTAAAAATCCAGTCTTCCAGTAATTTCAAAAAATACAAACGGACACGAATACTGCGCGCTTGCACACCCGCATGCGCTCAGGTCCCAGGAAGGACCCATGATTTATGCGGGCGACAATGGTCAGATCAGACCGGCTTGTTTCAGTCTCCACTCCAGTTCATGGTTGAACAGCTGCTCAAGATCTTCCATCGTCTGATCAGTGAACCGGTCATAGAACTCAGAGTCGCTGAACATGCTGGCCGGGCTGATCACAGCCTTCGCCTCGATCGGGTAATGGCCTTTCCCCTTGCGCCGTAACACCATCACGTGCCCGCTGCTCGATGCCTGCATGAACGCGTTGGTCAGTCTGACTTTCTTCCCCTTGATGATCTCGGCCTGAACACCTTGGAATCTTGAGCGCCGCTGATTTGTCCGGCTCGATGTTCTAGTGATCACCCGATTACCCGAGAATTGCTTCGCACCAAAATAGCTGAGCGACAACGACGCCCCCTTGATCACCATCTCGAACGACTCGTAAGAGCTCCCGCCCTGACCAGCCTTCACTTTGATCTTCCCATCAAGATCTTTCTTCTTGATGTTCCACTTCTTGCGCATCTCGGCACTCAGCTTAGAACGAGTCCGCTTGCGCAGTTTTCCCATGGTGCTGTAGATCGCCTGCTTGATAATCTTCGCAGTCTCATCGCAGGTACCGTTGAGCGCCTCTTCAAAAACATCTGCGTCGAACCAGATCAATTCATCACTGTGAGCCATGATCATCTCCATTTTGCTCGAAATCCCCCAGGGGGGCGGCGGGGGAGGCGGCAATGCAGGGATCTTGCAAGCGCTTCCCCGCGCTCGGCGTGCTGGTTATTCCCGCGCAGTCCGCACCGCACAGACCGCACGGCCCATTACACATTACAGATCCATTCACCTGACAACGGAAACACGGCACTACGCGACCTCCTCGGCAACGGCAATAGCTTCAACCACATTCGCCCGTACCAACGCCTCGGCAATCGGCGGGCAGACTGAGTTCCCGCAGCGGGCCACCTGCGCCGTCTTCGTGATCCGGTTCCCCTCGGCATCTCGATCAATGATGTAATCGTCACTAAAGCCCTGAGCCCGGAACAGTTCACGGGGCTCAAGCATCCGCATGCCGATATCAATAATCTCGTAGTCCTCACCCTGCACAGTGACCAACCCGAACCGGTGCTTGCTGGTCACCGTCTGAAGTGGCTCAGCGCAGCCATGGCCGATATTGGAGCCGTAATACTTCAGCAGAAAGGCACGCACCTCACCAACATGGAACCCTCCGGCGGTAACCGTCGGCATCGGCTTGCGCACGTCCTGACCATCCTTACAGGTGCCGCGCAGCTTCAGCAGGTTGCTGGTCACCAACCCGGTCTTGCCTAATCCCCCAGGCGTCACCGTTCCGATCGGCTGGTTCATGGCACTGCCAACGCTCTGCCCGAAGTGGCGCACCAAGTTAGCCGTCACGATCTGATTCTGAGTCCCGCGCATCGTCGTAGTCGGCAGCGGGGTATCGATCTTGACACCCGTCGCACCACCGAAATGCTTGGCCAGAAAAGCAGCAACAAGCGCAGTCTTGCTTTTTCTCGTCTCGGCACCTAACGGCTGGTCTACTGCGTTGCCGCCGCTTCGTGAGAACATCCGCTCGATATGCGGGACAACTAAACAATGCTCCGCCTTGCTCGTAATCGTAGTCAGAGGCTGATCAATGGGATACTGCAGCCGATCACCACCGAACCCGGTCTGACCGATCCGCACAATAAAGGGATCAGTATTGTTGATCACGAACCGCTGCAGCCCTCTGGCGATCCGGCGCATGGTGTTCTCAGCCAACGGCCGCTTACGCTCGAAAATACTCTGCACCGGGATAGACCAGTCGATAATGCTGGCAGCAGTCTTGTAAGGGATCAGCCCCGGCCCATGAGTCGGCGTAGGCCAGACAATCGGCTCACCATCACAACGCGCAATAACAAACAACCGCTTGCGGATCGTCGGCGCCCCATAGTCACAAGCCCGCAACTCACGATGCTCAACCTGATACCCAAGGCGAACCAGCTCCCGCTTCCAATGCTCAAACGTCTCACCCTTGCGGATAGGGCAGGGCATGTTCTCTTTAGTCAGCGGTCCCCATGTCTTAAACTCCTCAACGTTCTCCAACATGATCACCCGGGGCTTGACCTTCTTGGCCCAGCGGATAACCACCCAGGCCAGCCCCCTGATCTTCTTTTCGACAGGCTTACCACCCTTGGCCTTGCTGAAATGCTTGCAATCCGGAGAGAACCAGGCCAACCCAACAGGACGACCAGCACAAACCTCGACAGGATCGATATCCCATACCGATTCGCAGAAATGACGTGTCAAAGGATGATTAATCGTGTGCATTGCGATCGCATCAGGATCATGATTGATAGCGATATCAACCGGCCGTCCCAACGCAGCCTCAATGCCAGTAGAAGCACCGCCACCACCAGCGAAGTTGTCGACGATCAGGTCATCGAACCCGAATCTTAATTGAGGCGTGATGCGGTAGGTCAAACCGCCACCTCCAGATCATCCGCAAAACACCAAAACTCTTCCTGCTCAAACTCATCATTCTCCAACGTCTCAACCAGGTAGATCTTCGGATCCGCATCACGCTGGACAGCCAACACTATTGCCTTGGTACCAGGTGCGATCTGTGCCCCAGTCGGAGCCTCGATAGGCGAAACCGTCCGAACCTGCTTGCCGCTCGTCAGTAACACCGCCTTCTTCGCAGCCAACCCCGCGATCACCTTATCCGTCAGCTCATCGCCATGGACTTTCCGCATATGAGGCCAGCACAGGCCGTGAGAATCGTTATCTTGCTCAGGGATATTCTGTTCGCGTTGGCACAAAACGCAGATCGATCTGACTTCCTGCATAACAAAACCTCCTGGCAATAAACGAAAAACTCTTAGTTCAAAACACTGTGCGCCGTGGCATCAAAGACCCCTTCAACACCACGATAGTAATTTGGAGCAAAACTGTTACAGCCAGGCAGATCTAAATCATTCGCCCAGGCGATAAGAGCTTGATGGCAACGATCAGAAAACAACGGGCAAAGAGACCTTCTCTTGCAACACCTGCAATCGACCTGCATACCAACCTCCTACTCGGCAAAGACCAGGTAGTACCCGTGAGAACGGCGAGAAGTCTCGTAATCATCCGTTTGAGCCCAACCCATCGCGACCAAGATCAGCAAGAAAACACCCAGGGCAATCAAGTTTCTTTTCATCGGAAAATCTCCTGTTATACTTGGTCGTGATCGGTTCCCCGTCGGAGGGGGGGGGACTGATCACGATTCAACCAGCCAACACGATCACCTAATTGGTTCTGCGGCCCTTACCCCTGAGCATTTTGTTCCGCGCCTGAATCCCCGCCAGCGGATCGTCAGACCTCATGATCAAATCAAGATCGCTCGAAGCAGACATCCGACCAGAAACCTGAACGGTCCCTTGCTGAAGTACCTTCTCAAGGTTGTCGCTTAAGCGCTTAACCTCGTTAAGTAAGTCAGCAAACTGCTTCTCAGTCGGCGCCATAACTCAGCTCTTTGTTGCAGCAGCTTTCACCGCCTCTTTCAAGGCCATCGCCTTCGCCACCTGCTCGTCGATTTCACGCTCCAGGCGCTTCGCCTCAAGCTGGGAAATGCTGTGATCCTCCAGCGCCTTGCCCACCTCGGTCATCACATCACCGAACTCCTTAACGTTCTCGATGATCAACTCCTCGATCCGGCTAAACGACTCAGGCACCTCCGGCAACTGCAGCATCACGTGGTTAATCGAACGCACTAAAAAGTTGAGCGCATTGCGCCCACCCGTTACCTGGGCAAACCGCGCCAGCTTACGCGCCTGAAAGTTGAACTCAGGCAGGTCAGGGTTGCAGGCATTCATCAGCATGCTGTAAGACATCTCCAGCTCCTCGGCCAGGACCTTGGCCGGAACCTTTGAACCCCGCAAATCCTCCTGCAACGCCTCTTTAAATGTGATGATCATCGATTTCACCTTTGACATAGAATTGCTCCCCCAATCTCTACTGTTTAATGACCGGCCAGTTGACTATTATCCGAGCCATGCCTAGTGACCAGATCATCAATCGTCACATCAAGAGCACGCGCCAAACCAAGCATCGTATCCAGGGTCGGATTACGCGTACTTCCACGCAACAACTGGCTGATCCTGCTCGCCGGAATGCGCGCCTCATAAGACAGCTTCTGCGCGCTGATTCCCTTTTCATTCATCAATCGTCTCAAGTTCTCAATAAGCGCGTTTTCGTTATTCGTTTGCATAACTCTTTAATCCTTGATAAATTTCGCGTGGTTACTTAGGCAACACACACGGAGGCGGGGCCATGCACTACTATCAATCCAGCGTCGGCACCTTCATCATCAAGCCCGCCCAAGACAATCGGTGGACTCTCTTAATTGACGATGAGTTCCTCGGCAGCTACGGCACCGCCAATCAAGCCGCAGGCGATGTTCACGACCACGCCACCGGCTGTGACGACTGGGATCTGCTCCTCACTTATGAAGCCCCTGACAACATTCAGGAATGGTCAAAGACCCATCCTTCAGACTGAGAGCAGCAGCACGGTTCAACAACAGCTCAGCCGCATGACGCATACCGACAACCTTGAATTTGGATGAAACTTGCCCGTAACGGTCACAACGCCTGGCGCCAATTGCAGCATTTGACGCAGATAAACAAATGATCTCCTCGGCAAGGCCGGTGAGTTCGCCGATGACAGCAGATAGTTCAGGTTCGGTATAGATAGGCTTCTCACTCACGTCGCTTCTCCTTAGAAATCGATTTCTGTTTCTACTGCGTTCGTGAATAACGAATAACTCACAAAGGGTGAGCAGTCAACAGAAAAGTAAACGTTATGAAAGATATTTCGCAAGTCATAGCAAGGATGGTTCAAGCACTTGGGTGTAAGAATGAAGCCCAAATGCTTAGAATGATTGAGCTATCTACCGGGGCGGCGTCGAACTGGAAAAAGCGGGGAGAGGTCCCTTTTAGCGCGATAAAAAGCGTATCTGGACTCACGGGATGTTTAGTTGACTGGATTCTTACTGGAAAAGGCGAAATGCGTCCAGGTGAAGCAACTGACAAAACCGATCTAAAAACCATGCGCGCCGTGATCGAAGCCGTCGAAGAACACCTGCAAGCCGAAGGCTTGCAGCTACCACCAGCCAAAAAAGCTGAGTTGATCACAACGCTCTATGAAATGTTTTCAGAAGAAGAGGGTAGGGCGGTCGACAAAAAAACCGTCGCCAAGCTGATTAAGCTGGCGAGTTGATGGAGGGGGCGCAAATGTACACAGATTGGAAAACGAAGAAAAACTACTCGCCCAAGTCGATTCGACTTGACGCAAAAAACCCACGACTACACGACGTCCCAGGCAATTCCAACCAGGGCGTTATCGCCAACCTACTTCTTTCACAATACAACAGAGACATCCGTTCAATTGCCAAAAGCATAGTTGAAAAGGGTTACTTTCCTCACGAGGATATCCTTCTAATTGAGGAAAGAAAAAAGCTTGTAGTTGTCGAGGGCAATTGTCGTATCTGTGCCTGCCTTGTGCTGCTCAATCCAGGGGTTGCTAAAGACCCGCGTGATAAAAATCATTTCACTCGGCTTGCACGAAAACTTCCTGAGCCAGCCAAAAATAGTTTTAAGAAAATTCCATGCTCAATCGCCCCGAGCCGTGAACAGGCATATATTCTGATTGAAAGCCGCCACACTAGTGCGCCTATCAACCCGTGGACACCGTATGCGCAAGGCAATTTCTATCGATCACTACTGATTGAGGGCCGGTCTATTCAAGAGCTATCGGAAGAATTTAACCGTCCCGCTTCTGACATCAGAGGGAAGATAAGGGTTACAGGGGTCAGCGACATCATAATGCATCTACCCGAAGCCTCGTTAAATCCAGGCGAATACACTGTAGATGTTAAAAAGACTGGCGAGGCGGCCGCCATCATTCTCCGCCTACTTCAAAGCAAAGAAGCCCAGAAATTCTTCGGGCTTAAGATCGATATGAACGACGTGGGTAATCTCTTAAGCAATGTATCTGAAGAGGATTTTCTAAGGGTCCTGTCCTCACTTGCGAAAGATGCTTTATTGAACAAGAGTACCAACGGCAAACCAATTATAGACACTCGGATCCTCAATGATGAAGACGGTCGAAAGGCATATTTAGCGAAATACTCTGGGGATATGCCACAGGGTAAGAGTGGGCACAGCTTTAACAGTGAAACATTTTTGGGTCGAGGGAAATCACAATCGGGGACAACGTCTGGTGATGGTGATAGTGCTTCTGGCACCGAGCCTAAACCTAAGACTAAGCGCCCGACCGATCAGTGGCTTATAAATCCGAACGTTGAAATTATTATCAAAAACGAAAAGGTTCGTGCCCTTGTTGGGGAGGCTCAAAGACTCAAGTGGAGCTCATTCCCACATACGGCCGGGCTACTCCTAAGAGCAATAATTGAATGCTCACTGAAATCCCGAATGAAAGATTTGGGATTATGGAATGGAGTTGTCAAAGCCAATAAAGGAAACCCAGTCGTAGGTCTTAGTAAATTGATCGCGCAAACATTTGTCCATAAAACGGTCTTAGACGATGCTGAGTTGTATGAGGGTTTCAAGAGTGACTTCCATACTGCTGCTGGCAACAAAAGGTTCAAGCTTGTTCTTGATTTCATCCAGCACAATGACCAACATAGAATAACCAAGGAGGATCTTGGAGAAATACGCACAAGGACAGAGGCCCTTATTCGGCACCTTGTTGATACACTTCCTGCAATTGCATCAAACTCTACTAGTTCGACAGACCCTTCTGTTGAAGTAGAGACCGAGCCTGCTTAGTGAAGCAATACCAAGTAAATATTTGGTGGCCGCCGGCTCCTTTCTTTGCTACGATGCCCCTAATTACTGAATTAGGGGAAATCTAATGCGATACAAAACACCACTGCGTTATCCAGGCGGCAAAGCCAAGCTTGCACCTTATATCAAGCTTATCCTGGAAGAAAATTTTCTCCTTGACGGCCACTATGTGGAGCCATTCGCTGGTGGGGCCGGTATCGTTTTTGATCTGCTATACAACGAATACGTATCGCATGCTCATATCAACGATCTCAACCGGCCAATTTATTGTTTTTGGGATGCCGTGCTGAACCATACAGACGAGCTTTGTCGCCTCATACGAGATACGCCCGTAACGATGGAAGAATGGCACCGGCACAAAGCAATCTACAAAACGCAGGATGACCAAACGGATTTTGATCTTGGATTTACAACGTTTTTTCTCAACAGAACAAATCGTTCAGGCATTATCGGAGGTGGCGCAATCGGCGGGCTTGTCCAAACAAGTGAATGGGGTGTAGACGCCAGGTTCAATAAACAAGATCTTATTGCCCGTATTGAGAAAATTGCCACATATCGAAGCAGGATCTCGCTGTACAACCTGGATGCTAAAGATCTGTTGCGTAACGTGGTGCCAGGGTTGCCAGATAAAACTTTGGTCTACCTTGACCCTCCATACTATGTGAAGGGCAAGGCGCTATATCAAAATCATTTCATCCACGAAGACCATGTGTCACTCGCAGAGGTCGTGACGAACGATATCCGCCAAAACTGGATCGTTTCCTATGACTTTGAGCCAGTGATCAGCGATATATATAGCGAGTTCAGGCAGATTGATTACCAATTAAGCTACACCGCGGCCAAACGATCAAAAGGGTCAGAGTTGATGGTGTTTGATGATGCGCTCGTGATCCCTGATGTTGCGAGCCCTGCGAATGTTAAGGTGGCATAACGTATTATTGTTTAATTCATGACCTCGATATAAAACCTTAATACCTAAAGAGGCAAAGGTACTGGAAGGCATTGTTCAGTTGAGAAAATCATATATTCCAATAGCAATTATCTTTGCAATAGTTGCATATGTAGTTCGGGATAAGTACAAAGTAGAACTAGGCATTGGCGATTCTGTAGTTAGCTATTCTGGAAGCTTTATATCCGCTTATTCATTATTGATCGCGGTTCTTGAGATAGTTTCACTTAAGAGTTCAGCAGAATTAACCAAGTCTGCTGCAATAGAAATAAAAGATGCAATCTTTAACTTAATTGACACGAAAGAAATGGGTAAAGCCATAGAACTTATTCCATTTATAAAAAATGCTATAAGCAATAATGATTACGGAAGAGCAAGTTCAAATCTTGAAAAATTTTCTACCTCATACTGTGAAATTTTCAATATTTCGGAAGATCCTGCAATTCCACAAAGAAAAACATTTGACCATATCCATGTCATTATCGATCGACTTGAAAAAACATGTTTGCATGGGCAGAAATTAACGATAGCTGAAATCGACAAAATATATTCATTGTTATCAAAAATACAGGTAGAGCTTAAAATTGAGAGTAACAGAAGGGGCAGGAGATAAAAATGATTCCACATGCGTATCGAGATTTTATCTATAAGTTGATTTCTGCGACAGAAACAAACGAGGTTTCTTGGGAGGAGATCGACCCAAAATCTTTTATTTGTAGGCGTGAAAAAGTAACTGCTACCATAAGCCATTACTTTAACGATGATACAGAAAAGCTATATTACTATTTCAACTATCACAACATTGTAAATGGTAACAAGGCTGGTTTTGGCATTTCAAGTGATGACGAAGATTTCGAAACAATGGATAGGCTGTTCGATGCATCAAATGCTAATGCCTATAACATTGAAGATGAGTTAAGCGATTTTTTTGAGTAGCAATGGGGTCAGCCCTTAAAACAGGTCAAGCAACAACACGGCAGCAGGGGGTAGCGTGCAAGATATCACAGACATCAACACCAAAAAAACCAGAATAGCCCGACTCCTCAGCGAAGCCACCAGCGTGCCAGCTGCCGAGCAGTCAAAGCCCCAGCTGACACTCTTCACCCTGCTGGCCCTCGGGCTGATCGGCACCATGCTGCCGGCTCAGGTGCTGGTCGGGTTCTTCTCTATCGTAAGCCTTAGCATCACCATCATCTACCTGACCCTGGCCTGGAAAAAACAAGCCCGTTTCAGCAAACGCGCCTCGGGGATCCTGATTGTAGTGGTTCAATAAAACCGGACACCAATTAGGGTGGTATAGTCGCCACCAAAGAGAGGTGTTCAATGAATCAAAGAAACAGACGATCAT